TAGTCAGGGTTAGTCTTTTCGCTGTGTTGACGTTCTATCTCTAATACTTCAGGAAACCAAGGATTGTCAGTATAGTTTACTTTAACAACCTTAGCGTTCTCTGGTGGATTAACCACGAACCTTGTATATGTATCGTCTGTATCTATGTTAGGGTTAAATGATACCCATATTTCTGAATTAGGTTTACGTATCGTAGGAATGAGTATATCCCATGACTTCTTGCTAACCGTCTGGGCTTCCTCCACCCATACAACATCACAACCTTCAAAAGACTTAATACTTTCCACAGTATTAGTAGCCAACCCAGTAAAGCTAAATGTACTACCGTTAAGACCTCTAATCTCAGCTTCAAGAACTTCATAAAAAGCTCCTAGACCTAAAGACTGTATCTGGTCATTAAGTAATGTATGGACTGACTGCTTAATAGACTTTTGTATTTCTCTAGCACATAATACACGTGTTGGCTCATTAGCTGCTTTTATAAGCAATGCTCTAGCCATAGACCATGACTTGCCTGAACCTCTACCGCCATAAGCTACTTTGTACCTGTGTGGCTCAAATAAAAAATCTAGCTTATCAGGAAAGGTTGCATTAACCTTCATCTTTAGGCTTTACAAAGTCTATTGCAATGCTTATAGGTAAATTAGAACCATCTAAACCTGTAATTTCTGTAGTTGCTACTGATTTACCATCCATTCGGTCAAAGACTTCTTTGATAGCTGATACATCACCACTCTCTGCTTTAGCTACTAATGCTTCTGTAACATTACGTAATCTAATAGCCTCTTCTTGTATTAATACTCGTCTAAGTGTATCTGCTGCTAACCTATTGATTTTACTAGAATGAGTGTTGCCCTTATTTACTTCAGAGCTACGTTCTGCTGCTAGTCTTTTTCGTTCTTCGTTATCCATTGTTATGCAACTCCTTATAGGTTGGTTGCCCTCTATGTTTATCGGCTTAATAGCCCTTTGTAATACATTTGTTCAATTAGTCTTGGGTCTACATAGTTTTGTTGCATTGTCATACCAGGGTTGATAAGATTTTGCATGTATGGTGACATTTGTGCAGGTTGTTGCATCATTCTCATTTCTGACTCACGTAATACTGAATTAGGGTCATACTTTTTCATTTCACTTTCACGCAATACATTACGACCAGTATTATTATACAATTCACTCTCACGTAATACATTGCCTGTTGAGTAATTAGGCATTTCGCTTTCACGCACAACTGAATTTGGGTCACCTAATAGCCCTTGTTTAGCCATTTGACGAGCCATTAACTCCTGTTGAGTTGGTTGACCGCCTGTCATAGCATTTACTAAATAGTCTAAAAAGTTCATAGTTCGCTTTCCCTGTTCTTTCCTTTAAGAGGATATATCATTCTTTGGTATGTTTCCCACCATTCTTGACTATAGTCTGTATTCTGATAGTCTTTAAAGCATGGTGTGCCTAGTGTGTGATGCACTAACTTAGCATCTGGATTGTATTCGTATTCTGTTTCTAGCCAGTTCCATGTTTCGTCTAGCTTACCTACTTGTTCTTCTGGATACTTGAGCCATTCAAACCTGTGTAGGTATTTACCTGTTTGTTCTTGAATAAACCTAGGCGTTAGCTGACGGTTTAACCAATGTGAGCAATTCCATAACATAACGCTTGACCAGTTCTTTTTAGGATAGTCTTCGTTCTTTGCACCTAAGTATTTAACTGGATGCTTTGTTGTATAGTTATGCTTTACAACTTTGATTGCTTCGTCATTATCAAAGTTAGCTAGTATCTCTGCAATGTCCGTGCGGCATATCATATCACCATCTACGAATAGTGCGACACCTTTAAAGTTATTTAGATATGGCACTAAAAAGCGTGAGTAGATAAATGCGTTACTACCGTCTGTATGTGTTTCTTTGTAGTCTTTTAAAGTGTTTAGTGCTAATGGTGTAAAACTTACCGGTATAGATGACTTCTCTATAACTGACTGGCAAAAGTTATGATAAGCAATTGGTTCTACCTTGCCATCATATCCTACATATATATCTAGTTTTACCACTTTACTTTGTTTGCCCAAAAAGCGGCACTCATTTTTCCTTTAGCAATGTTCTTAGCGTGTCTTGCCTTAAATGACTTTGCTCTATCTGTATTTGTTTTGTCACCACTTACACCTTTTTGACCAAAGCGTATAAGTTTTTCTTGGTCACCATCTTTAGCCAATACTGCATGTGACTTAGTAGGATGATTAGGTGTTCTCTTAGGTTTATTATAACCTGAGAATGTTTCCTTACCCTTCTTAATCATTTCTTTTTCTTAACTGTCTTTGCAGCTTGTTTAAATTGCATAGCTGTAGGTGCGCCTTTACTCCCTACCTTACGCATCTTTTCACCAGAGCCAGCTTTAATTCTAGCTCTTTTGGCTGCAATGTTAGCGTATAGGCCTGGCTTATTTGCCACGTTTAGCTGCCTTTTTCATAGGCTTAGCTGCCATCTTCTTACCTGTTTTCTTTGCGTATTCTTTAGCTTCTTTCTTACCTTTTGCTGTGTAAGCAAACATTTTCATTCCAACGCTTGGCATAATTATTTACCTTTCTTTTTAGCCATGCCAGCTTCTGATAAAGCAATAGCAATAGCTTGTTTAGGAGATTTTACTACTTTACCACCCTTACCTGAATGTAATGAGCCTGTTTTAAATTCCTTCATCACTTTGCCCACTTTTTTCATCTTCCCTGCTTTTGTTTTTGGTGTTGATTTCATTATCGCCTCTTAATTTAATAAATCTATGGTCATACCTACAATCATTACATAATGAATATTCTGTAAAATCAAAAGGCTCACCGCATTGCTCACAAATGGATAGCTTCATATAAAAGAAAAAGCCCAACCACGGAGAGAGTGCAGTCAGGCTTTTTTTATAATTACGTTATTAACGGACAGCAGTTGTCCAAGAAACGATATTATATCATATCTAATATATAAATTCAACAACTTTATGCGTTTATTCTTCTACTTGCAATAGTAAGCAAGTTATCGTATGCCATATCTAATTGCCAGTAAAAAGCTAATGGTGGTTTGGCACCTAAGTATTTAGCATAGATAGCGTCTTGTTGTCCTTGTTCTAAGCTATGCACAATAGCGTGTATGGTCCTAATATTACTCATATCTTGGGCAGAACACATTTCTTCAAATGCCTCGCTAGTTGACTCTCCACCTGATGACATGCCTATGCTTTTAGATGGATAACCTAAACGGTGATTATCCGACTTCATCCATAAAGCCCAATCCTCTAGGATAGACAATAAGCGTTCCATACTAATCATATCTACCTAACGTATAAGTTATGCTTTCTCCATAAGTTTCTTGTGTAGTTTTATGCTGTAAATTATGTTTAGCTGTATCAGCGTTATGACTTGTAATACCTTTTATTTGGTCTTCTGTGAAGTTTGCTGTGTGTCCAAATATAGCTTGTAGTGGATGTGGCTGTGGAATGTAATAGTGCATAAGTCTATTGTCATTGTCTTTAAATGCGTGTATATGACCTTCCATCTTCATGGTAACAAGCAAATTTTTAATGGTATTATAATTGCCATCTACATGTGCTGCTATATCTTTTATAGTTTTTGGCTCTGTAAGGTAAGCTAATATTTTATCTTTAATACTCACGATACATCCTTAACCTTACAATGCCACTTTCGTTTATCATCCTGGTGCCACCCATGAATATGAATAGTCCAGCCTGCTTTACGAACTGCTCCTACATTTTCATGTTCACCTATTTTTTTTGCTCTAGCGGACATATTACTTGCAGAGGTTGTTTGAACTGCCAATACTTCTTTATCTTTTAAAGCTAATAGGTCTATAAAGCCAAATAAATCTTGCCTTATTCTAGCAAATGCGTTCCAATGTTCTACTACTGCTACTGTGTATCCTTCTTGTCGTAATTTTTTAAGGCTTAACTGCGTTGGACTATTTGCCATCAAATTGACTTTCGTTAGGTTTAGATATTCCGTTTATAAATCTTTTTTCTACGTCACCAGTAGCCTTATTAAGTTCATATTCATAAGCGTGTGGTGAAACGTCAGGACTGTTATTTTTCTTTTTAAAAATCTTGTCCCAGTTATCTTGTGCTTCTTTTTCAGAAACTAACAACGGTCTTCTGCCAGAACCTTTACCCATTATTTAACTCCTATAATTTCATTTTCAAAAAGATATTGCATAGTTTTGATATATGCTCTATTCCACATATCTCTACGTTCTTCTTTTGTTAATTCTTTTCCATTATCAAGTTTAACATGGCACTCTATACATAATGCTGCAACTAAAGCGTCTGACACTTTGATGCCCATGCCTTTGCCTTCGTTTCTATGTGCTGCACAAACTGTTTCGGACATTATACCACAATGTTGACAAGGTAACTCTCTTAACAGTTTAATTAATTTTTGATTGCGATATATCATATTTTTTAAATTTTTCAGAAATAATTTTAGGAACAGTTGCATCCCAATTAATACTATGATGCAATCTTTTTTTGTTTTGACCCATTTGCCTTACTTTTACACTAGAAGGATTATACAAAACAGAATAAAAACTTTTAACATAAGTGCCTGAGCTTAAATAAATATCAGTTAAACCACCAGCATTACTTTGAGTTTGCTTTTGCTCAAGTCGTAGCTGTGCAATTGTCATAAACAAATAACCTTTATAACCAAAATAACAATAAGCATTTACATCTTCATTTATTCTACCAACAAATTGAAATGGTCTATCAACTGAACATAAAAAACTGTTCATAATTTTTCTTGATATTTGACCGTCTAAATATGTTTTACTTAAACCACTATTTTCACCACCTATAAAATCACCACCTTGAGCCATACAAATAGATGTAAAAGATGTTTTTTTATAAAAATCTAACATAATTTCAAATATTTTATCCAAGTCTTGAATATATTTATTAGTTACATATTTTTTATCATTATCAAAAGACCATCTAAAATCTGTGTAGTCATCATCAAGTTGCATAAAATATGTATAACCTAATTTTTTTGCTATGTCAAAGCAGGCATTTCTTGCAAACACAACTGCTCTTTTATCATCAAAACTATCGCCTATGTCAAATGTCTTTGCAACTTCATCTTTAGAAAAAGTTATTACTTGACTACCATATGTTTCAATATATTTATTATGAGATTTATCTTCATCATCAATAATAATAAAAATTTTACCAGTATAGTTTTTTTCTCTTAACGTATTGTAAGTATAAACTCTGTCATGTCTATTATGGCTTAATATAAAAACGCAAAAATTATCTATCACTTTGTTCTTCCAGATATTGATTTGATAATTGATTGTTTAATGCAACATAACCATACTCAATAGCTTTGTCAAAATCAACAATTACTAAAGCTGATTGTTCCATTAACTCTTGCATTTCAGAACTTGAGTGAGCATAGTAATCTGCAATTTTTGAAAAATTAAATACAATATGCCTATAAGCTGCAAAAGTTAAAAACTTTTTTTCATCATCAGAAACATTAGAATTATTAATTTTTTGTATTAATTTAATTGACTTTAAACTATCATAAAGCTCATAGATATTAGGCTTTTCATATTTTGGAACATATAACGGCACGTCAACTTTTTTTGTATATGTTGTATCAATTAAATGTTGCTCATCATTGTCAAACATTTCTAATTTTTGTTGTATCGTCATAATTAATAATCCCAACCCCAGCCAACAGTTTGACCCCATACCTCTATCTGTTGTTGGTATTCAGTCATTTCTGAGGTTGTAAGTTTTGTGGTTGATTTTATAAGTTCTACAGGAAATCCAGCTATGACTGTTTGATAACGCAACAGACGGTATGACATAAGCTCATGGACTTGTTGTTTATCTAATCCCAAATGATTTCCTAAACTTGTATACAATTGCCATAGTCTTTCGTTTTGCTCTAGACTGCGGTTAAGTTTAGCGTCTGTTACTGTTACACGCCAGCGTTTAGTAAAATCAAGAAGTTTTAGTTTCTCTATAAGTTGCGGTAGGTTTTGTTGCGTTAATGCCCACTTTATCATCTCTCCATCCCTTCGTTTTAAAAGTTTGACCGTCTTTTGATACAGCTTTATATTCTATATCATCACCAAATAATTTTTTACAGGCTTTAATAAAATCATTAATTGTCATGGACTCTCTCTGTAACATAAAGTTTTTTGACTAAACCAAAAATTAAATGAGCCTTCCCATTGACCGTTTCTTTGTTTTTGAATAAAAACTTTAGCATCAGGAATAATTTTTAATTCATCATCAGAAGTTTTACCTTCTTCAATTAGCTTTTCCTTATAACGGTTGCGCCATACACAGATAATATTGTCACAAAGGTTTCTTATGTGTGAACTACCCATAATATTTGTAGCGTCAGGTATTTCATTTTCATCTTTAAGTTTTCTTGTGTGTGCTACCAAAAAAATAGAAATATTTAAATCACGTGCCGTAACAGCCAATCTATCAGTAAACAATTTTTGTGCCTCTAATGATTCTTCACTAATATTACTTATTTTCATTAAACTGTCAATAATAAATATATCAACACCAAGGATATGTTTGGCATAATATAATGTGGCTATCATATCGTCAGAAGTTGTAGTTCCTAACTGGTCGTAAATATATAACCTATCTTTTGCTCTATCACAAAATTTTCTAATATAATCTTCTGTTGGCTCTGGTGAACCTAATGCTTGTGTAATCATTCTAGCTAATGTTAATACAGGGCGCATTTCCAAAGAAGCAATTAAACATTTTGTATTTTGCTTCATCATGCCTAGTACGACTTGTGATAGCCACATAGATTTGCCATGCCCTGATACCCCTGTTAAAATTGTTAATTCCGCAGTCCTAACCCTGAACTTATCTTCCGTTTTAAGCCAACCAAGCGATTTACCACTATGAACTTCCTCACTAAAATACTGTACCACGTGGTCAGTAAAAATATCCGCAGCTTTAATTTTAAACTCTGCATGAGCATATTCCTTATTATAATATTCAGTAATAACTGATTGATTGACAGTTAATTTATCTAATGCTTCACCTATATTCATTAAATGCCACCTTCCCATGCTTTACGTTCTACAGTTGCTTCACCATCATTCCATCTTTCCTGATTGAGCAAAGTTAAAGGAGCTGGTGAAAAACCATCTTTCCATGATTGAGTATCTTTCATACGTTTTACATACCCTATCACTTCATCTGCTATAGCGTCAATGTTTTTATTAGCCCATCTTTCCATACATGTTTTCTTGTTGACTTTACGAACACTAGGATAACTTTCCCAAAATTCATCAAACCTATTGGTCGTTTTAACGACATATATCTTCTCTTTATCTTCTCTTCCTCTTATCTTCTCTATACTAACAGGCTGATAGTCTTTCTCTAGCCAACCTCTAGTAAATAGTTCTTTTACTATTTTATCAACAAAATCAATAGGATAGTGAAGTCTAAAAGCTATTTCAAACACTTCTGGTAATACACCATCACTTTCAGAACCAAGACACCATAACTCTACTAAAACAGCTTTTTGTTCAAAAGATAGCTTATGAATATCTATGTTATTTATGTAATCCGTACCATAAAACTTAAACCATGTCATCTTTTTTTGGTATCTTGGATTCTTTGGGTTATAGAGATTGAACTTCTCCCAGTTTTTAATTTTGTACATACACTCTCCAGTTGGTTAATATTGCCGAAAAAGATTAACATACATAATTCTAGTTGTAAACTAATTATTTTCTAGAAAATACTTGACATGACATTTTTTATCATTAAGATAGGCATTGTAGTATTTATTTTAGGAGAGAGAAATGAGAATTACAGGTGCTTATTCAGTAGTTGAAACGCTTGCACAACATAAAAACTTGACATTTCAGCAAGCATTTATGTATATACATAACAATCTTAAATCATGTGACAAATATCAAAAAATTGCATATCAAGTCATTCGTGATGATTCTGGTCTTTTTGAACAACTTTGCAAGGAACAATCAATATGAAAAAAGATTTAATTCAAGGTAGTATATTTGCAATAGCCTTTTGGTGTTATGTAGCATTGTGTTTATGGATTATGGGTAAGTTAGCAGGTGCAATATGATTAAAGATAATAAAGAAGCATTGACATTAGCTTTAGCATTAGCTATTACTGCACCAAACGACAAAAAAGCAGAAAAATGCGTTAAAATAGCTGACTCACTTGCAAAGAATATGAAAAGAAAAGATGTAGAGTTAGCAATGAAAAATGTTTTAGATAAAATGATTGATTCTTTGAAAGAAAAAAAAGATGAATAAATGGTTATGGTTGTTTCTTTTTTTATTTTGGGGGTATATAATATGGCGAATGGTTTAGAACATGTAGCAAATATTCTTAAACGATTGAATGAAGAATTTAAATTAGATAATGACAAATTTGAGGAGAGAACTAATGTCACAACAACAGCATTACGACCAAGTGATGATGGAACAGCACCAACAGGAAGTATTAAACACACTCAATCAAGTAACAGGAGAGAAAAAGATGAATTATAATGAACTACGTAAGATTAACGTATCTGACCATATTGAGAAAAAGAATGGTCTATCATACTTATCATGGGCTTGGGCTGTAGACACGCTTCTACAGCAAGACCCAACAGCAACATGGACTTATGGCGAGCCAAAACAATTTGGTGAAACACTTATGGTATTCTGTACAGTTCATGCTTTTAATAAGTCTATGACTTCACAATTACCTGTACTTAACTTTAGAAATCAAGCAATACCTAACCCTGATGCAATGGCAGTTAATACAGCTATGCAGCGTTGTTTAGCTAAAGCTATTGCATTACATGGTATTGGTTTATATATCTATAGTGGTGAGGATATTCCAGAGTCAGAACAACCAACTTTAAAAGCTGTATCTAATAAGGACTTTCTATGATAAACCAAGGCACGGAAGAGTGGTTTCAGCAAAGGCTAGGTAAGGTTACCGCTAGTCGTATTAGTGACGTTATCGCCAAGACTAAAACAGGTATATCTACATCTCGTCAAAATTACCTTATTCAACTTGTATCAGAACGTCTTACAGGTAAAAAAACAGATTCATTTACAAATAAAGCTATGGAAGATGGTGTTGAACGTGAGCCTATAGCAAGAAAGCTATATGAAAGCAAAACTAATTCTATAGTAACTGAAGTAGGTTTTTTTGACCACCCTGTTATTAAAAGTAGTGGTGCTAGTCCAGATGGTGCTGTTAATTCAGAAGAAGAAGGTAAGTATGCTGGCCTTATAGAGATTAAATGCCCTATAGAAACAACTCATACTAATACCCTAATGAGCAAGTCTGTACCTAGTAAATATATCCCACAAATGCAATGGCAAATGGCTTGCACAAATGCTAGGTGGGTAGATTTTATAAGTTTCAACCCGAATTTCCCTGAGGAACTGCAAGTTTTTGTAAAGCGTCTTGATAGAGATGATGCTTACATTGCAGAGTTAGAAGCAGAAGTTATTAAGTTTCTAGAAGAAATAGAACAAACAATTATTAAACTTAAGGAGTAAAGCATGGCGCAATATGACAATACAAATACATTTGCATTATTTAAGAACGACCAGGGAGATAATCCTAAAAGGCCAAACTATACAGGAAATTTAAACGTGGATGGTATTGAGTTTAGAATTAGTGGTTGGATTAGAGAAGGTGCTAATGGGAAGTTTATTTCAGGTTCAGTTCAGATAAAAGAGCCTAAGGGGGAAGTAAGAAGTAAGCCTGCTGTTGAAGGTGCCGATGAGGATGTTCCTTTTTAGGAGCATCCCCATAAGCATAATAACTATTTGTTCATTACGTACATAGTTACTTCAAAGCCAAAACGCATTTCTGTAGCTGCTGGAGTTGTCCACATAATATTTTCCTTAATAAATATATTATGCTTAATTGCACAATATAATAGAATTATACGCTTGTGTGAATTTTTTAGACACAAGAAAAGCATGAAAGGTCCATAATGGATATACATAACTTAGAATTAGATATTGCTTGTTATGCCACTGCTGTGTACCATGAAGTTAATACAAGAACAACCGAAGAAAAGGTAGGGGTAATTAATGTCATACGTAATAGGGTTCATAGTGGTCTTTGGGGTCGGGATGTATGCTCTGTTGTTTATGCTTCTGGTCAGTTTATTGGGGTTACGGATGAACGTCATCCTACCGTTAATGAAAGGACGTATCTGGAGACTAAACTTTTGGTTATTGATACGATTGTTCATAATAAATATGCTAATCCAGTGGCAAATGCTTTATATTTCCATGATGATTCAATACCGCCAAAAAAAACATGGTTTGGTAAAAGGAAAGTAATTCACATAAAAAGGATGGTATTTTACTAATGAAAAAAAAACCTGTAGCATGGCTTTATGAAGAGTTTGATGTTAGGTCTGGTGATTTAAAGAAGTCTTATTTATGGTCATTTCACCCTAATCAATTGTCGTATATGAACGACCTTAAAAATACAACCCATCACATTAAGATAACACCTTTATTTGTAGGTGAACCTGTAGAAGAATACAAAGGTATATCTAAATATGATAGTAAGAAGCTAACGGAGGCACATGGTGGACTCTAAACCACTTACGCAAGAAGAAATTATAAAGATATACAAAGCAGCATTTGGATATGGAAGTCAAGTAATAACATTAGATAAAATATTTAAGTTTGCTAGACTATTAGAGCAAGCTCATGGAGTTAAAGATGCGGTTTAAAGTAACTGATGAACAATTAATAGAAATAGTAAATAAATATATGGAAGAACATCCTACAGTAGGAAGAAACCATGTTATATTACACGCATTTGGCAATCCTGCTAGAATTAGAAATTTAGACAAGCAAGGATTAATTACATTACCAAAACCAATGCCAACAGGAAGTAATAGCAATTGGGCTAAATATTTTAATATTGATAGAGCTGAAGTAAATGCTTCTAAAACAGGAATGAAATATAATGTACACAAAACTAGATGAGCAAAGACAAGCTAATTTTATTAAGTCATATATGAATAGCCATCCTAATTGCACATTAAAAGATATTATTCAGAACTGTGTAACGAATAGACATAGATTAATTAACCTTGAAAGACAAGGATATTTTACTTTACCCAAACCAACTCCATACGGAGAACGTAATGGATTATTTAAGAAGAATGAGACATGGCAATTTTGGAAAAAATAATTGATTGGATAGTGTGGATTTTAATAATTGGTGGTATAAGTTGGTTTTTTTATGGTTGTTATCAATTAATTGATTTATTTTATTTAAGGGGATAGATATGGTAGATATGGTGAATAGACCTCCACATTACTTGGTAGGTGGTATAGAAGCAATAGATGTGATTAAAAGTCGTTTAACTAAAGAAGAATACATTGGGTATCTTAAAGGCTGTAAGTTAAAGTATGACTTACGCTATCCATTTAAAGATAATCCACAACAAGATTTACAAAAGTCTGATTGGTATAAGAACAAGTTATTAGAGGCTACACAAGATGATGATGCAGATTATATTCCACCAGAATTAGAAGCTATGTTAGGCAGAGTAGATGATGAATAAAATATACTGGATATTTGTTGTTGTAATGGCAGCATTAGCTATCTTTTATACGGAACAGTCATTTGGTCAGACTACAACAATATTAGCACCAGACGGTTCTGTAACTATTTGTCAAGTAGGTAGCAATGGTATAGTTATCTGTGTCTAATGCTATGCGTAATGCGTATGCTAGTCATACAGACTTTGGCTTTTTAAGAGGTGTAATACTAGAGAATCCAAAAGCTATGCCATCTAACATTGACATGGTTTTTGAAAGACGTGGAAACTTTCTTATTGGAGAGTGGAAGCGTGAAGATGAGGAGATATCTCTAGGTCAAAAGATACTGTTAAAAGCATTAGCAGACCAAGATAATTTTACTGTGTTAGTTATAAATGGATATAGTGATTATACAGGAACTGAAGTAAATAACTTTTATAAAGTTACTGAAGATAAACTTGTTATTCTTGGTAATGGTATAGAAGGATTAAAAGACTATATAGATGCTTGGTATCAGTCATCTAATGGTGTAAGTTCACTATAGAGTGATAACTCTTCACCACTAATTTCTATAAGTGAGTCATCATCTAGTTGAATGACAATAGTGCTATCGCCATGCAATGCTTCACAGGATACGATAGTTCTACCTAGCATGTGATTACAGATAGTCTCTACATCTGAACGTTGCATAATTGTCCTATATATTTACCAAAGAATCTTTGCTAATTTTTTCTGATTTAGCAGACCTTGCCCAGCTACCGCAATTTTGACATTGAAAGCGTTGATAGATAGCAGTTCTACTTCTTTGAGTTCCACGAGATTGTAATTTGCTTGAACCACAATTTGGACAACAAGTATTTGCAGAATACGCATTATGATTAGGGTGTGATTTAATCCATGCCTTAAATTTATCATAGACTTTTTCTAAAAGAATAACGTCATTCTTATTATATTCTTCCATTGTTTTCCATGCCTTACGGTCATCATTCATACACTTGACCCATAAAGCATGACCTTCATGCTCTGTCTTGCTACCTAATCCAAGAGCCTGTGCAACATAGTCTAGTTTGTTAGAAACAAATCTAAACTGTCTTCTTGCTACCTGCAATAAATCTATTTGTTTAGATGGTGCTGGAGGTGGCATATTAGAGAGTAAAAACTCTTTGTGTAGTATCGGTATGTCAAACCTAGAACCATTGTAATGGACTATAGCATCAGCTTCATCTAGTAACTTATGAACTGATTGAAGCATCTTTTGTTTGCCAGATTTTTGAATAGAGTCAAACATAATTTTAGACTCACCATACCACTTAGCTGCATAACATAAAGTGTAAGATGATTCTAGTAATTGGTTTATAGAGATGTTTTGGTCAAAGATACCCCAAACATGAGCAGTATTTGGTGCTACTTCAATATCAATTAGTAATATTTTCATAGTAGTCTCTAAAGTTGAGATACTTTATTATATACTAGATAAATAATTAACATGAGTAATACATATTTAAAGTGGTTTATAGTACAAAGGATATCGCAGATAAAATAATCTAGCATATCTTAATTGTGGCTGTTTTAGCTTTCTTTAGTTTGTCAAAGAACTTCTTATAAGCTATTTTAGAGTTACCTATAAAGTCTTTACCTGCCCATGTTGTGCCAAGTAATATACATCCATCTGTATCTGCTGAAGTATTGCCTGAATGAATACGAACACCAGTAAAGTCAGGAACGTTTAGTATGTGTGGCATGTCCTGTTTAAAGCGTACAGAAGCGTCTATAACGAGTTTATATTCACCAATAGGAATAGCAGTCTTACCTAATACTTTAGTGCCATTTCTGACTACATCTTCTAATGTATAACACTCATATACACCGTCTACATACATCTTGCCTACCGTATGTGTGTCTTTAAATTCAAATCTTTTTACTTCAATCAACATAAGAATTAATATACTTTAAAAAAATAGTAAGATAGTCCATAAGAGCAATAAATACTAAACCAATACCCATGACTAGAAGTAACATACCTACTACAATAAGTTTGAGTATGTTTAATCCGATAAAGTTAAGTATGTTTAAAAATATCATTTCTTTTTGATATAGAACAGACTACGTTCACCAAATAAGTAGAAACCTACAGCACTAGCAAAGTTATCTACTTCTTGTGTAGATATGCCTTGTAGGTGCATTGTAGCCCATGTGCCTAATACAATAAGACCAATCATAGGTCTCATAAGTCTAGTGATAGCTTCTACCCAAGGATAAGATGGGTTACCAGAACCTGCTTCATTCATTACTTTAAAGAACTCTAAGTCAATAGATTTCATTTGAGCATACTGTTCTATAGTAGCTGGTTTGAATTGTTCAGGTGCTATAAAACGATTAATAAGAGATTTACCTAAGTCCATAACAACTGGAGCAAAAGCAGATAACATGGTGATTGGGTCCATTAGAATTGCCTTCCTAATCCAAATAAAAGTTGTTTTTCATAAGGGTTTGCATTTGCTGTTGCTTTTAATAACCAGTCATTCATTTGTTTTGCATATTCAGCATTAACACCCAAACCTTGACTACTATAATCAGCACCACCAGTAAATTGACCACCTGCTAATGGCGTTGTGTATTGTGCTGAAGCATTAGGATAGTTACCGCCCATAACTCTAGCCATAACATTACCATCACGATATTCACCATAAGGAGCAACATTACCTGGTTGACTTAATATGCCACCTCTAAAGTTTTGGTTTGTTAAAGCAACGTCTTTATATATTGGGTTTGTACCTTCTTTACCAATAGTGCCACTTAATAAACCAACAGGAGTTTCTTGATAAGCATTAACATTGCCGCCTAATGTAGGTCTTGTATAAGCATTTAAGTTTAAGTTTTCATTACCTACGCTAGTAGCATTTGGTTGAGTATTTTGTTGTTCTGTTAATTGCCTTAAAAATTCTGCAATATCCATTATAATTCCTTAGGGTCAAAGCCATACATCTTGGCTACACGCTTTTGTAGTTTTAAGAATAAACCTTTGTGGCTTGCATACTGTTCTGTTTTAGGTGAATCTAAATATACGCACATGTGGATAATCTCATGGCATAGAGTCATTAAGACAGGATATAGATGAGAATGACGTGCAGTAGATATAGTGATAACATGAGGTTCACCTTGTTCTGGTGGTTCATATTGTCCACATATAGTATCGTCATGCACTATTACGAAATCCACTCGTGAAGCTGGAGGGAGTTTAAACTCATCAAATATTGGCATGTCTATCAGAGCTGAATATAGGTTTGCTATATTGTTCTCTGTAATGAATGTCATTTGGCTAAGTGAGTCAACAAAAATACAATAACGAAACCTGCTGTACCTAAAAGTATTTGTTCTAGGCGTTTGAGTCTTGCGTTTATTTGCTCATAACGTAACGCACAAACTTCCTCATGCGTACTTAAACGTGATTCTACGTCTGTCTTGACCATTACAATTCCTTATTCTTGATTGTTGCCCAAAAGACCTAATGTAGGGTCTTGTGGCATTAATGTTTGACCTAATAAACCTGTAGCTTGAACACCTTGAGTTCCTCTTATTCCTCTAAGAGCTGTTGGTGAATAACCCATTTTCAATAAGTCTTCTAAGTTTTTGAATTTATTTTTTGCTATTTGTTCTGATACTTTTCTAGCACCATAAGATATAGCTGGGAAAGCTAATTTACCTTCTTCACCCAACAACTCTTGACCTAAATATACTGCAGCTCCAGAACTTACAGGTCCTGTAGGAGCATATTTACCTGTTTGCCTAAACATATTTTGAATGTCACCACCTTTAGCAATATCTATAATAGCTGCTTGCTCTTCAGGATTAAACATTCTTAATCTATTTTTATTGGTAGCAATATTAGATAGTCTATTTCTAATAGCTTGCTCAAAACCTGCTGACGTAAAATTAGAACCAGCTTTTATATCTGCATAATCAAATACGTCTGCTAATACTTCAGCTTTTCTAGCACGTTTCCATGCGTCTCTAGCTGTTTGTAATTCATTAAGAACTTCTTTTGTTGGTCTACCTCCTTTTGCTGCCATTGAGTCTGGAGTTGTAGTATCTAAAAAGTCATCTAATTGGTTTTTTAAATCAATTGCAGCAGCAAGGTCACTTTCTTTACCTTGTCTTGCATTTTCTTTAATAACTCTATTTAGGTCTGCTCTTAATGATTCAACTTTTTTAAGTTTAATTGGTTCTGTTGTAAACTTTTTAAAAGTATTAATCATGTCTAAAGTGCCACCATGACGCTTTTCACTTAAAGCAAACTTATCATTTAATGTTTTTTCTGCATTAGTAATAAAAGAACCAAAGTCTTCACCTTTATAATTTAATCCTGCTTTGTCAGCAAGGTCATATCCTTTAGTAGCTTCTTGTTTTAGTTCTTCAATGCTAGGTACTTTTTCTTTATACTTAAATCTTCCAAGTAAGTCTTTTTCTTGAATAAATGCAGGCACTCCTTCTTTAAGACCTTTTTTGGTAAGACCTTTAGTTAAAGGTATGCCTTTAATATACTGTGTTGCAGGCATTCCAGACAAACCTTCTAACCCAAGATTTTCTGCTGCTTGACCAATGTTTTGTAAATATCTTTGACCTGTAATAGATGCTGGAGGAGCAACATTTTGTTGCATATATTGTTGCGTTATATCTTCTGCTTTACCTTGACCTGTAGCTTCACCATATACACCTTTACCTACAGCAAATGGATATTGAACAGCTCCAGATAATAATGTTTTACCTGTTTGCAAAGCTGCAATAGGGTCAAAAAGACCACCAGTTAATGTTCTTCCTGCTTTTTGAATTCCTGTCATATCTTGCTCTTCTGCTGCAGCAAGATTCATTCTTTCAGTAGCAGCTCTTTCTTTTTCTGCTGCTAAATTTTCAGGAGTGGGAATAGAAGAGTCTACAGTCTTGTATTCATCCATAATAACTTTAGCAATTTGCTCGTCAGACATAGTTCCGGGAAAGGTTCTTACACCTTGACCCATAATATTTATTACTTTATCTCTTGCCATAATATGTCCTATTCAAATTTACCTGTTTTAGGATTAAATGTTTTTATCCCTGGAATTATATTTTTATAGTTAAGATTACTTTCAATACCTATATTTGTATATTGTGTATCAATTGCTCTTTTTTTATCTTCAGCAATCTTGTAGAATTGTGTTGCTGCATCAAAAAAGTCTTTTCTTTGTGTAGGAGTAAGTTTCTCACCCTTAAGAATTCTATTGCCAGTATTTGAAATTCTGTCAGCAAGACCAGATGCTTGAACTGCCATAATAAGTTCAGATTCACGAACTACAGAATTTGGGTCTAATAACTTCATAAATTTAGTAGCTGCAGCTAAATCATTTGCTGGTGAAGGTCTTTGTGTAGCAACTTTAATTTGATTGTATGCAGTATTAACTTCGTTATATGCCTTAATATCTGGTAAACCGTAATATTCTTTTCTTAAATCACCTTCTCTTACTCTTTTATCTGGTTCTGTTAATCCTCTTCTTTTAATCATACCTGGTTGTGTAGAAAGAGTATTTTGTTGTGTTGATGGTGTAACTTGACCAGGTTGTTCAGTAATTTGTGGCTGAGTCATATCTGCTGGTTGTGTTGTAACACCTTCTTCACCATATATTGGAGGCAATATATTAGGTGGCAATTTAGGCGCTGGAACTTGTTTACGCACATAACGTACATCTCCATTTTCATCCATTACTTCTTGGTCTACATATTGTGGAGATGTTTGATTTTTCCACGCAAGAGCATAATCAGTACTTTTTCTTATTGCCTCACCTTGTGGTGTTTTTTCAGAGCCTCTAGCCAATATATTTAAAGATGTGCCTTGAACACCTGTGCCAAACCCTCTTAGACCTGACTCATAATCAAGACTTCTTTCAAGTTTTGCAATAAGTGGGTCGTTAGGATTACTTTTCTTTAATATTTCTATTCTTCTAGCTAACTTTTCTGGAGTTGTTAAACCTTCCATTTCAAGTTTTCTAGCACCTTGTTCTAATTCTTGCTGTTTAATTTTACCTGCTAACGCTTGGTCATAAGCACCTTGTGATGATTGCATACCACCTAAAAATGCTTTACCTAAATATGGTAATGCAGAGCCAACATTTAAGTTTTTAGGTGTTGCTAAATATGTTGCAGCAGTCCCTAATAAACCTTGAAATAATGCCTGATTTCTAAGTTTATCTTGTTGGTCTTTAGTTAAAATACTTGTAAGTGCTTCTGATGGTCTAGCACCAAACACATTCATTCCGCTAAATCCGTCAAGTAAGCCGCTAACTTTAGATGTAATTGGATTAGCAAGTGATGATATATTTTCATACAATGGGTTGTTATCAAATAATGCCATGATTTATCCTATTAAAATTGGTCGTCTTGATGGTTGTAATAAACTATTAAACTGTGGAGTAGGTACAGGACCTTGTTGACCCATAAGTTGTTGTGCGTTTAACATTGGAGATGGTTGTAATGGAGCTTGTGATGGATTCATTCTATCATAAGCGTTCATACCTAAATTTAGTGCTGGAAATGGATTAGCTTTAATTGAATCCATAACAGAAGTACCCATTCTATTAAATACGCTATCAGTAACTGGGTTTGTTAAATTTGCTGCATCATCTAAGTATAATAATGGATTAGCTGTTTGCGTAATGCCAGTTCCTAAATTACCTAGTAAATTAGCACCTTGTGTTGCATCATATCCTAAAGAACCTAGATTAATACCTTGCCCACCTACTGGAAGACCTGTAGTGCCACCTAAGCCAGAACCAATACTAGAGAAGTTAATGCCACCTTTTGCAGCACCACCAACATTACCTGCGCCACCCATAGCACCACCTAGATAGCCACCTGCACCACCTAATGCACCACCGATAGCTGCATCTCTTAAAGATGTGCCTAATTTTTTACCTTGTAATAAAGATGTGCCACCACTTATACCTGCGCCTATAGCTGCTGCTGTTATTGGGTCACTCATTATCTGCCTACCTTTCCTACTACATAGCAAATTGGTTCTAAGATAGCACGATAAATCATGCCAATATTGTCTCTAGTTTTACCTCTTTTTTGTTTCCATATATCAGCAGTACGGTGTCTTGCGATATGCTCTAAAACACCCCTTAAAATGCGTTGTAGGGCATTCTTTTCACCTGCTTTGTAAGCATAGGTTACTAATGGCAAGAATAGAGTGTGATAACCTTTTTCGTATGCTGGGTCTAAGTCTTTAGATTGAGCTAACCAGATAGCGTTACGGAAACTACCAAAGCCATATTCAGCATTCATAGCTGTACAGACAATCTTACCACCACCACTACCTGTTGTTGTTGATGTAGTAGTTAAAGGTTGACCGGCTACTGTAGACGTAAATTGTGCAAGTCTTTGGTATGGTAAGTTTTGTTGGAAGTTAAAGCGGTCTAGTTCAGCTTGCAATGCTTTTTGAGAATAATCTTCACGAGCTTGACCAGTTTGTAATAATTGGTTAATAGGCTGATAAGCTGCTTGAGCCATTTGAGGTGCAAATCTAGCTGCTTGTTCTTGTAAGCCACGTTCTGAAGCATAGTTTTGATATGCTGCTTGACCCGCTTGACCTGCTAAAGCATTAGCTAAATTTTGTTGTGATAATGACTCTAATTGGTTTTGTGCGCCTGAACCATAACGACCTGCTCCTGCTGCTTGGCTACGAGTGCCACTAATAGCTTGTTCATAAGCTCTTGTAGCTGCTTGTTGTCCTGGTCTTAATGCTGCTTCTAAAAATGGGTTAGCACCTAAGTATTGACCACCTACAGCACCTTGTTGTTGAGCCATAGCTTGGTTAATAAGAGGACTACCTGCTCTTGCTTGTTGTTCTGCCATAGTAAGTGCAGACTCAGTTTGTGAAGATGGACTTACATAAGTTTGACCACCATAGTATTGTGGTGTATATGTTTCATATAGTTTTTGAGCTTCTGATAAACCTCTTTCAACATAAGGTCTCATGCTTGGGTCAATACCAGATGTAGTCGTTTCTTGTCTGGGTTTTGGAGAACCACCCCATAACATAAACCCATTATGAGTCATAAACCCTGTAATAAGCCAATACATTTTATCTTTAAATGAATTGTTGTGTCCTAAATCGTAACCAAATAATTTCATATTTCTTTCCTTAAAGTGTATATTCCCATGTTGAAGGTTTAAAACCCATTTGTAGAGCTTTTTTATCCCAGCCACGTCTTTGAGATGTAAAAGTAATTCTTGT